GCAATAGTCACGGGGCCACTATACCACTTGTGTATATCCCCGTTCGCATTGACAAGTTTGACGATCAGCGTCTGCGACCATGCGGCTGCGGTTGGTTTCGGGGCAAGAGCAGGAACATCAATTTCAAGTTGCATGTCTCCGTTAAACGCCTGGAAAAGAGTGGTTCCTAGAGACATGTCCCCTCCGCCCTCAAGTAGAAACCCGATAGTGTCTTTAATCCCCTGGTTGATTAATACAGCGGCCACGAAAATCACCTCCGTTAATTATTGTTTTTGCTGGGTTACGAAGCGGCCAATGAACAAGCATTGTTCGATAACAATACCCATCTGGAGTTTGCCGAAACAACCATAATACTGGCACCAACATAAGCCGCCATTGTCGCCTTGAGTTTCGTGGTTGCAGTTCCGTCATCGAGAATGTTCCCTGTGAACGTGATCACGTGGGCATATGAAGACCCGCTGACAATCTTTAGACATACTCCGTCCGTTGCGGTTGCGGCGATACTCATTGCGGCAGCAGACCCCTTGGTCAAGCGGACCACTGCGTTGACAGCAATGGCGATGGCGGCATCCGTCGCATTGGTAACAAAGTTCTCAATGGTAGCCACGCCGTTCACCGTTTTGTTGGTCAGGGTTTGAACGGCCGCTAACGTTACCAGTGTGTCACTTGCGGTATTAGGCATAGTCATCAATTTGGTCTTTCCTGCGTCCTGATAGACGCTGGCTACGACCGGGGTGGTAAGAGTTTTATTGGTTAACGTCTCGGCTCCAACGAGGGTAACTTCCGCCAAGATATCGGACGAGAGTGCCGACCGCGCTCCAGCTCCTCTTACAGTTGACAAATCAGCCATTAATTTTCACCTCCAAATTGGTTCGAAAAGAGAGGGGCGTAAATTTAATCACGCCCCAATTTAACTAGTCGGCCTTGGCACCGGTCATGCAGTTGATAACGGCGAAGTCTTCGCCGCCATACACGGACTTGGCCACACCATAGATCAAGCCGGTAGCGAAACCAACCTGGTTGTTGTAGTCAAACTCATGTTCTTCCCAGAACGGTTCCTTGGCAATAGCGATAACTCCAGCCTGCGCACCCATCAGGAGAGCGTGGCCGACGTTGGCGCTTTGATAACCGGTAGTGGTGATGGAGACGTTCTCATGTTCATGGATCACGACGTTGTCATAAGTCCCCAGAGACCCGGTGAAGATAGGATTATCACTTCCGCGAATGTTGGCCATGGCCTGTGCGTCAAGCCAGAGCGGATCACTCTTGAGGTCTCGGGATTGATATGGGTGAATCAACATGACGTAGTGGTCCTTACCTTCCACCTTGATAGGCCGAAACTTCGGATTGGACAGAGACGCTTTGCGTTTTGCTGCAGAGATTATCGCGCACGAGAACTTGTCTGCGTCAACGAGAGTGTTCTCGGCGACCTTCCCGTTGGCATACAGGATTCTATTGGCGGTCGGAGAAGCGCTCAGGGCGGTAAACGTAGTCATATCCATGGTTTCCGCCAGCCAGATTTTAAGACCTTCCTTGCCGTTGGTGCGCAGGTCGATCTGGGTTTTTTGTTCTTCCATTCGACCCTTCATGCGGATAGCGTGACGGAGCTGGTCAACCTGAACGGAGAAGTCATTGGTCGTAAGTGCTTCTTCGTTACCGACCAGGGTGTTGTCACCAGTGACGCCAGCACCGGTCAGTTTCATCAACAGGGCGATGGTGATGCGATCTCCGGCTTCCTTCTTCAGGTCGTCCTTCTGCTGGATGATGTTCTCGGGACCGGTTCCTCTGAACTTGGCGAAATAGATTTCCTTCTGCGCTGCTTTCCAAAGGTCTTTGGCCCACGCCTTTTGAACGAGATTTGCTGATACTACTGTCAATGCCACTGAAAATCACTCCTCGTTTTTTTAAAATCAAGTTAGGCCCTTCAACATCTTTTGGGCCTGTTCGGGAATCTGATCCCAGTCCATGGTGTTGAGCATGTGCTCAAGTTGTTCCATGCTATATCCCCCGCCACCTTCGCCACCTTTGATCTGTCCGGCCCTTGGATGTGACTCCATGGCCTTTGCCTTTGACTCAACAGATTCCGGTGTTGGCTTTTTGGCAGGAGGTTGTGCGAGAGTTACCGCCGGGGCGGACTGTTTCGCCGGAGGATTCTTGGTTTCGAGGAACTTCTTTTCCGTCTCTGTCCAAAAATCACGAACCACCCTCAGGTCACTAGGGGTAGCGAATCCTTGTTCGCATCGATTATAGGCTTCACTGATCGGAGCAGCTTCGTCAAAGTTCATTGACTTTTTCAGTCGGTTAAGGGCAAAATTTCCCAGTTCGTCGGAATACTCCTTAACCTTTTCGGCCCGTTTAAACGTTCCGTATTCATAACGGACAACGGCCTTTTCCCTGACCTCTGTGTCAATGTCCCTGACGTATCCGCTAACAACTGCCGAATCACGGATGTTCCCGTCATCCGGCAAGCGCCCTTCGTCTTGCTGGAATTTTTGGACGGCCATTTCGCAAACACCGTTCCAGTACACAAGTGCAGGAGGTTTTACGGGCGTCGTGTCTGCACTTGGAGTAACCGGAACTACGGCTTGCTGCTGCCTTGCTTGTTGCAACTCGGTCCTGAGGCGCAGGTTTTCTTCTTCCGCCGCTTGAGCCTTGGTTTTGTTTTCCTTCAGTTTGGCTCGGGCTTCATGGAGGGCGGCGATGGGAACCGTTGTCTCTCCGCCTTCTCCCTCTTCAGCTACTTCTGCGTCTGTTTCCGTCTGGGTTGCGGTTTCATCAGGAGAATCTTCCCCTGCAGCGTCTTCGGTTTCTTCGGCTTCGCCACCACCGGCCACTTCTTCCGTCGGTGTGGTGGATTCGTCCGTACCGGCTTCGCCCTCTGACTCGTCGGCCCCGATAGTATTTAAAATTTCAAGGGCCGTTTCGTCGTCTAGTCCTTCAAGTTCTGGCGGGACATCGATGGTTTTGCTCGGGTCTTTTGGGTTGGTAAGTTTTCTCACGACATTTCTCCATCCATCGCCTCGATACGGCGACGCTCGCCCGATGTTTCGGCGGCGGCCCGATTATATGTGCAGGCCATTCATGGCCATGTCACCGGTTAACTTTTCCCTACGAGTTCTTGAAATCTGTTTTCTTTCTTGAGGCGGTCGGGTTCTTGGGCAACTCCTGCTTGAAGCGCCTTCATCAAAAGTGCCGCAAGTGCACCTAACTGATTTTGGTCAATCCCTGCCACCGGTTGCTGTCCTTGCGGTATCGGTAGTTGTTGGGGCAGTTGTTGCTGGGGTTCTCCAGCCTGCTGAGGCTGTCGTACTTGCCCAAGCAGTTGCATTAGGGCATCCATCCTTGGGTCTGGTCCTTGCTGACCCCCCTGAGCCCCTTGGCCCGGAGACCCACCACCTAACATGCTAAGCCAGTCCATGGCATAACCTCCCTTGAGCTTCTTTGCTTGTCATATAGCTGGCCCTTGCTGACGGATAACGTCGGCTCTTGTTACGTTACCCAGTATTCTTCCGTTTGGTTCGGCTACTCCCGGGAGATTAACGCCCGCCTGTCGTCCTCTCCAGATATCGGACAGGGCGGCCATCAGGGCTTCGGGGTTAATCCCTCCAGCTCCGCCAGCATGCGGTTGAGAAGGAACATATTGGGGCGGGGCAACGACTCCGGCGTTTGGCGACGGTCCAGCGTTAGGCAAGAAGGGAGGTAAAGTGCCCTGACTCCCCGGCTGGGGAGACGCTGGATTGGAAGACGCGCCCGAAGGTTGGAATCCTTGCATCAGACCTACCCTCTGCAGCAACTGCTGTTGCATGTCAAGAGGCAAGTCCTTGTAGGATAGGTTTTCGATTACCTTGCTTTCGTCGAATAGCGGAGGAGTCAACGTAACTCCCCACTGTTTTGCCACCTGAACCTTTCCGTCGTCCGGGAGATCGCGGTAGTTTAACGCAGGTAGCTTCTTCTCCAACGACGGCATGATCTGTTGTTTCCACATCTTGGCCTTGGCATCCGCTTCGGCAGCTGCGTTTAGCTGCAGTTGCTGTTGTTTTCCTTCCTGCATCATCTGTTTGATTTCTTCCTTCTGCGGAAGGTCGGTTGCTTCGAGCATGACCTCCGGAGGAATGGCAATGCCGGAATTTGCCGCGTCGATCAGTTGATAGAAGCTGGCAAGGCGCTGCGTGGCGGTTGCCGGGGTATCGGTTACAACAATGTCGAACTCGCCAACGGAAAGATCATTAAGGGTCTTCATGATAAGTTGACCAGTGGAGGGGTCCTGCTGTTGAACCTGTTGATTTACAGTAACGAAAGTGGGTTTACCCGAAGGGCTGGTTATCCGGAAGGTCTTTTCTTCCGAGTAATACTGCTGAATTAACCCTTGTCTGCCCCTGGTTCCCCACATTCTCTTCAATATCTCCCGCTTCGCGTCCCTTAAGTTGTCGAAAAGCGGGGCTATTTGAGTCACCGCCTGTCGCTGTTTTAACTCAATTGCGCGTCCGGAAGACGATGCAGGAACGTCTACCCCCAGCATTTCCGGGTTAATCCCTGATAATTCCATCATATCCTGCTTGCAAATTTGTTCCATGGCTTCAAGATTCGCGGGGAACTGACCCGGGTCTATGCGGGTAAGCGCCAATCCCTGTTTTTTCTTAATCAAGACTCCGGGAGAGTTGCCAAACTTCTTCAGGTTACGCTCCTGCTGTTCATCGAGTGCCTTTTCGTCGGCAATCCAGCCGGAGTTGGCCTGATTATTCAGGATGTGGGCGATCTGTGAACGCCGCTTGTTCTCTTCCCGCTGGGAATCCTTAAGATCTCTGACGATTCCGGTGGGTTCGTCGTTCTCGCCAAGGAAGAAAGCATTCAGAGGAACGAACGGGAACATGTTGTGATGATACGGGCTGTCTCCATTTTCAAGTTTTACGTCTCCAACGAAGGCCGTGGTTACTATATCTGTGCGAGGAACCTTGATTTCACGCACGACGATAGACATCCATTCCGGCTTCATGTCTTTTCTGTCCACAATTCTTCCGTCAGACAGCAGGTATGAACTTCTTCGCTCGTGTTGTTCTTCCCATATCTCCACAAGCCTGATCTTGTGAGTATCTACTTCGTACCAGATTCCCTCCCCGTCGGAAAGGAACTCGCAATCTTCTTCGCCCGAGTCATAAGCGCGGGTCATAAAATCTATCTCTTCCTTGTTTTCAGGAAAGGCCGCAATTACACGGTCCTTGCTGATCCATCTGGCCCGAGCCCAATATCTCGCGTCGGAATGATCCGGCTCCTTGGATTCTGGATCGGGAAAGAGTTCAAAGGGGCTGCACCTGGAAATGCAAATATTACCATCAAGGTTATCCTGTTCCCACTCGTACTCCACCGAAAAGTATCCACGACCACAGATCAGCGAATCAAGAAACACGCGCGACTCGGTTCGCTCAAAGCTGGTGGTGTCGAAAACGAATTTCGTCAGGCCCTTGCGTAATTGGCAAAGAGAAATATCGTCCGGGGTTCTTGGCAGAAAGTCCGGTTCGTATCGATTCAATCTCTGGTACCCGGACAACAGGTTGATGAGCGGCTTGATTCTATTTATGGTTATATACGGACGCTTCTCCTGCCGAAGCAGGTTGACATCCGCGTTCGACCACTGTTTGCCAAAATAGAACTCGTAATCTTCAATCGCGTTTTCGCGCCATTCGATTTTCGCTCTAATGGCATTACGAAGCATCTCGCGTTCAGTTTCTATTCCACCACGATTAAGCGTGACTACACTGGTCTTTCCTTGCAGGGGCAACAACTCACCCATTCTTTTCTCCCTCCTTTCGCCAGTTTCGCCACGGAAGCAATGACGTGAATTACTTTCCCGCCGTCATCCTTCATACTGGAGAAATTCCAGACATACTCGGGCGGGGTACACGCATCTGCGTTCCCGATTGGATCGAAGTGCATGGAACGCGCCCAAAACTCAAGAGTCCCATTCTCTATCTTTCGACAAAAAATGATGATACATCTACCCATGACTTCCATCAACAACTGGGGAGACTGCATCAAAAATTCCGGGGCAATAAAAAACTTCCCTCTGCGGGAAGATAGTGTCGAGTCAACTGGTATAGGATTTAGCACAAAAATTCCCCCAGTGGTTTTTAAGTTGCCCATACGGAACGGGGAAAGAAAGAAAGCCAGTCGCGCCATCTGGTCATTGCGATGCGCCGTATTGTTTCAGCGCGTCAAGCAGGGCGGAGTAATCAGGCTGGCCGGGAACACTCCCCTGAGGAGGTACCGGTTCCTGCTCTGGAGTAGGAGCAAACCCTTGACTCATGGTAGATTGATTCATCGGTTGTCCAGTCGGGTTGATTGCATCATACAACTTCCCAAGATCGGGGGTATTGGCGTTGGGGAAAGGAGTCTGAGGTTGCGGAAGATTATCTCCCGGCACCGTCATCTTGGCAAGGGCCGCCGGAGGAATGACGAGAGTCGCATTCGGTTCCGCCAACTTCCAGTATTCCAATAGTTCGTTGGGCGACTGATGGATGAAGTTTCCCTCTCCGGCAGTGAACGTCCACTTCCCTTCCTTGTCCTGCGACCAATTACCGCCGATCTGATTATCCACTCCGTGGTAAATGGACTCATCACTAAAAGTGGGTGAGTTTGGTTTCTTGTAGGTGTCGGGAAAGTGCCCTCGTTCGTCCGGGGTTATCCCTGCTTTAAACGCGCCGCGTAAATCGTAGTCCTCGTCCCTCCCGCCCGTCTTGGCGACCCACTGCTGGTAAGCCGCTTCGTCAGCCGGAGCCAAGTGGGTATTGTACATTTCCTTCATGTTTCTGGCCATATAATAAATCCCTCCTAAATCGCGGTGCCACATCTGGCGCAGTAAGTGAAGTTTTTGCCGATCTGGGAATACGTATTTCCGCACTCCTCGCACGCAAGAACTTCTTCCGCCGAAACAGGTTGCGAGAAGACGCCCGCATGGCACCCGCACTTGGGGCAAGCGAGCAGGGTTGTCCCTATCGGAGCCACGGCCACCCACTCGTGTTTACATTGGATACATATAGCCTTCCCAGCCATATGCGGTTTCTTGGCCTCTGTCGCCTCACTGAAGCTCATTAACTTACCCATGACTATCTTCCCATCCAGGAGGTCTCTTCGCCCCACGCAGCGGCAATGTCGTCGTGCTGCTTTCGACGATAGTCCATCATCCGTTTATATTCTTCCTCGGCAGTCTCAATTTCACTCTTGACCATGCGAGGTGTCCAGGGGCGACTCATACACAAATAGCGGATCGCATCGTACGAATTTTGGCTACAAATTCCGTTGGCAATATATTCATGGGCGGTATCAATGTGTAGACTATAGACGGGGCTCCGAGTCCTTTCGATAGAAACGGCCATGACGCGCACAGGCTCGGGAGCAGAATCTGACGCGGGAATACTTGTCTGCCACAAACAAGGCTCCGCACTTTTCACAGACTCGCTGGACATCATCGACCTTGGATGATCTCCGGTGTTCTGACTTGCAGTTGTTGCCGCAGAACTTAGTGCGGCCCGCCATAACTCTTGGCACGTTGTAGTTATTGCCACATTGTTCGCATTTTTTCGACACAGTGTCTTCCATAAGCGGGACAAATACGTCTTTGCCATGTTGGACATGCCAGTCATGACCAGCCTTAGATTTACGCCACTTTGCGGTAAGGGGCCGTATCCGAACCATGTGTTCCGCGCTGGGAGGGTGCGACTTGGCGTGGTCGGATAAATGTTTTCCACCCGGCATGCACTCAAGATTCTCAATAGAGTTATCGGAGTGACCGCCAGCGCCATGATGTACGTGATACCCATCAGGAATCTCTCCGTGATGGAATTTCCATACGTCGCGGTGGAGTCGAGAGAACCCCTTCTTCTTGTCTGCTCCGGAGCAGGTATAATACCTTTGCGTCGACAATCTCTTTGAGTCTGGGTAGCGACGATACGTGACGCCATCGAACACGACTGTTTCCACGCGATTTGCCATGGTGACACCTCCTGAATATAATCAGTTGCTGCCACCATTATATCACCATATCGGAGAGAATCAATCGTTGCATTGCCTTTCGCAGTTATTAATTTATGGTTCCCCGTTCCAGAAATATGAGCGCCATTAGAAAAGGATACGGTATGGATTATGGCTGACGAGTTAGTCATCCCAGACGCCGCGACACTGAACCAACCGAAGCGATTGATGACCACATCTCCGACCGCAACGTCCTCGATAGGCACTTCGCCTCGGGCGGTCATTATCATCGTCCCTGCCACAAGGCAGTGATCCTCCTGGTTGGTATCAACGTCCTCGACACGCACTTTGTCATACACCAATTGGGGAATCGTGCGTATTGCATGTCGACAGGTAGAGAAAAATTTCAGACCGCCATCCCGTAACCTCGAATGGAACTGCATCTTCCCAGCAAGTCTTGAGTTATCTGCCTTCTCCCAGTAGATGTTCTCCATATCAAATTCCTCGGCCACGGAAGGTCCCGTCCCTGTTTTCGTCCAACACGCGGGGTCGGCCACGCCGTCATGTATCCTTTCACCTTTCTCAAGAGCCCTGACTCTCATGGCGACTTCGCGGGCCGTCTCCTTGGTTCCTACATCGGGCTGGTTGTTCTGGATTCCGTACATCTCGCGATATATCCAGATCACACCATCATAATCGACAGCGCCCCAGTAAATCGCATAGGGTTTCGAGAACCCCCAGTCCATGCAACGTACCTTGGTCCACGAATCAGGGATTTCGAACGGCTTAACAATGTGTTTGGCAGGAGACCACTCATCAAAGACCATCCCTTCAAAAAGGTCCCAACTACCCTCGGCATATGCCATCCTCATGGCGGTGGGCAATGTCTGCAACATCTCCGAGTAGCTTGACGACAAGTGTGGGTTATCGATGGACTTGGCTTGGATAAACTGAAATTGATCGGCATACTTCTCCAACTCAGGCGGAAATATACGGTCTATCCAAAACTGCCTGCAAAACGAATGTCCCACTCCTCCAGGATTTGTTGCCCCCATAAAAACCACGTCGTCTATTCCCGGCCACCGCATACGCCATCTTAACTGGTCAAATACCTCCATCCTGTTCTTTGTCAACTCGTCTACCGCAATCGCAGCGAACTCCGAACTACTGTACTTGCTAGGATCGTCCAGATTCCTGAAGGCAATACTACCCCCACCAAAACGATCCGCCAACCGATACTCGTGCGCGCTATCCTTCAATGTCCCCAGCCATCCCGGAAACTCCGTCTCAATCTTCGTCATCTGTCTGTCCTTCAGCGCAGGGTAATCCTCGCAGAACATACCCACCCTGACATTCTTATGCCCCATCTGAGCCCACCGAAGAAGTTTGTAGATCAGCGCCCACCTGAGGATATAGCTGTTATGCGTCGGTATCATCGCCTCGGTGCAAAGGTACTGGTGCGTAGGCGAGTCTACTTGAATGCACTTTAAATCAACGTCAGGAATTTCTTTAACGGAAATAA